ATTTTGCACGCGTGTTACGGCATCCCCCAAAGCGTGCATCTGCGTTTGCAGCCGGGCAAAATCCAATGTCCCGTTGCCACCGGGGAGCATGCTTTGAATCCGTTCGATGGCATCGTAAACGACCTGCTGGTCTGCGGCTCCCGTTTTTTTGAACTCATCCGTCTTGACATACTGTTTAAGCTCGCCAAGCAGGTTCTTCATCTGGTCTGCAAGCAGACCGGTCAAATCCCCGAACGCTGCTCCCCAGTCTATCTTCTGGGTAAGGGCTTCCATGTCCACTTTGTGCACAGCCGCATCACGCTGCTTCTCCAAAGTCAGCCTTTCTCCCTGGGACTGTGCCTTGCGGATTTTCTCGGCATATTCTTCAGCGATGGCCAGTTTCTGCTGCTGGAAGGTCCCGTATTCCTTCAGATAGTCACGCATGGCTTCCGCCTCTTCCCTGTACACGTCCGCCTCCGCTTTTTTCCTTGACTCGGTGTTTGAGGCACGGGCTTTTTCAAGTTCATCCTGTTGCTCCCGGGTAAGTCCGTTATCTCCGGTGGAAAGACCGGCTTCCTTGTTCTCACGCTTCCAGTCGGCTTCCTGCCGGTTTATTTCTTCTTTCCGGGCGTTATAGTCATATTCGATTTGTGCCAGTTTCTTTTCGGTACCGGCTTGCATACGGTCTATCTCTTCCTTCCGGTTCTCGGCCTGCAGGGCGGCAAGATCCTGCGCCAGCCTGCGCTCTGTGGCAAGCCGTTGCTTGGCTTCCGCTTCCGGATTCTTCCCGGACTGTTCGGGGTCGGTATGTCCGCCGATATTTCCTTTTTTGGCTGCTTCTGCCGCTTTCTTTACCTCTTCCTCCGCTTTTTTCAGATAACCGTCGCGTTTGTTTTCGGCATTTTTCAACAGTATGTCATAAGCTTCCTGATCATGTTTCTTAATGGCAGCCTGTGCATCATAGAACTGCCCGGATTCTGCCATGCTTGACTGCATGATATATTGTCCCCATTTCCCGAAAAAACCCATGGCGCTTTCCGCCTCTTCCGGTTTCTGCGCCTTGATTTTATTCACCTCTTCATCGGCTTCTGCAGCTTTTTTTACAAGGTTCTGGACATTGGCCTGGTGCAGCAGGACCTGTACATAGTCCTCGCTCTTTTGGATAAGGGTATCATACCATTCGGAAAGTGTTTTATAATACCCGAAAGATTCCCCGTACTTGCGGTTCAGTTCCTCTACCTTCGCCTTTTCCTGTTCCTTGCTGCCGGTGAAGTTCTTTATTTCATCGATGACCGATTTCAGTTCGAAGCGGGTACGCACCATCTGGGCACGGCCGTCCTTCTCTATCTCGGTCATTTCCTTGACTGATACGTTGAATTCATCCACGCCTTTTTTGGCACTGAACAGGTTTTTCGTCCAATCCCAGATTTCATCACCGTACATTACCAGCAGCATGATGCCGGTGGTCATGGCCGTCTGCCAGGAAAAGAGCGAGGACAGGACCTGTTTCCATACCGGTGTGCCTTTCTTGCCTGACTTCTGCAGCTCATCATATTCCTTACGGGCACGGGCCAGTTCGTCCGTAAAAATCGGCAGGTTGTTGGATATGGCCAGAAAGAACATCTGCGGTCCCATGGCCAAAGAAGGCATTTCACGGGCCATCTGCTGGATGCTGTTGTGAAGCCCGTTGAACTGGCGCTGTGCATTGGGCATGTCTGCAGGGGTGACCTGCACGGATTCCGATTCCTCCTGCAGCAGTTTCAGTTTGCCGCGCAATTCCTCAAGCTGCTTCTCCAGTGCATGGATCTGCGCGATATTGGCACTCTGGTCCAGATTGGGGGCAGCCGTCTCCCCGGCAAGGCGCAGCCTTTCCAGTTCAGCCTCCAGCAGCCTGACGGTATTACGCAGTTCCAGCGCCTCACGTTCGGCCTTGTTCATGCCGGGCGTGAGTTTGTCCTTCATCAAAAATTCAACTTCTACAGGTTTGCTCATTCCATTTTGCTTTGAAAAAATCCTACTATATCGTTCGCTTCATCCTCGGCGCTGTGTTCCGGTCTGGGAGCACCGTTTCCGCCGCCTTGCTTTTTCCGCACATACCGCGGCGCGTCGCTCAGCATCATGATCAGCGTCTGGTAATTCACCCCATCAAGGATGTAATCCACGCTCCAGCCGGTCGCCGATGCAATCTGCCACACGAAGCCGAAAGGGCTATGGGAACCTTCATACCGGGTTCTTAACTCCCCTTCCTTGCCTGGCTCAGTCTCGGAGTCATCGGGTTCGCCCGCTCTGTCGAGCTGATAATACGCATAAAATCCTTCGTGCCCATCAGACGCTCGAATGTTCGGAACATGGCCGTCAGATAACGCCACTCCACAAAGTTCCGCAGTACCCACGCTGTCACCCCGATGCCCACGTGCCGCGACACGTATCCCCGGCATACCGTATAGGCCAGCAGACGGCTCACAGCCTTACCATGTTCCGCTACAAAGGCCAGTTCCTCGACCTTGTCCTTTGCTTGCCACCCGGGCGCAACGCCCATCTTCAGGTATTCCCTCGCCAGCAGAATCTGACCCCACAGCCTCGGACGCTTCATCGTCACACGCACCTCCACCGGGCGTTTCAGCCACGGAAGCTTCCACCTTTTAAGAGGAACGGACACGCCGCTGTCCAGCAGCGCATCCGCACACTCCATCTCTATCAGTTGTTCCAGCCGGTCAGCCATACGTTAGCCCTCCTCACTTTGGAGCGATGCTGCAGCCGCGGCTTCCGCCGGCGGCAGCTTGTACTGCCCCCACTCGTCCGGTATTGCTTCCGTATCGAACACGCCGTAAGGCTGCGAACCGTCCTCCGGCATCGCCACTTCGAGCGTAACCTCTATCTTGGAGGTTTCTGTAAGGGTCAGCTTGCCTGCAGGATTGGAAAGTAGCGTGGCGTTGGGAATCAGTACGCTCTGTCCGGACACGAGGGAGAGTTCCCATGGTCCCTGCATGACAAGCACCTCCGACGGGGCTGTCCAACCGATCGGAGTTTTCTTTTCCAAATCTTCTTTCTTATAATGCAGGCTACCGCCAAGCAGTTTGTGCAGGTTCGAATAGTTCATCTGGATCACATTGAACGTCGGGGCGATGCCGCCGTTACTCTGTGGGATGACCAGCACCGGGGCACCCTGCACCTGTTCGGCCTCGATCTTCGCGGCCTCGGGTTTCTTGCCGCCCAGGTCAAACGAGTTCTTTTCAATATACCCGATTGTGAAATCCTTATACTTTACGGCTCCTATGCCGTACATGAAATTCTTGTTCATCTTTTTTTCAGTTTCATTGTTAATAACATACCGACAAGCAAGCCGGCCAATACACCTGTGATAAACGTCCGCATCCGGTTCGGAGGGCGTTTTTCTACCGTTTGAACGTCATTTGAAATTTCGCTCTTGGTTTCGCTACGGATACGCGCCAGCTCTTCTTCATACCATAGCACCAGCTGCTGCAGACTGTCACACGAGGCTTCGGCCACGATGTTCCCGCTGTCGTCGCTGCCTACGGTCAGATTCGCCTGTCCGCTCTTGCCACGGTACACGGCACCTTCAGGAAGTTTACGGAGGCTGTCCGCAGGTATAGACAGCTTCACCGAACTCGCCGGTATACCCGCCATCACCAGTCCCGCCCGTCGGCTTCCGCTCGCGCTGTCGGTGCTTGCCGATTCCGTCTGTATCTTCTCCACCGTCGTGCTCTTCCTGCTGCTTGCGCAGCCCGCCAAGCACAGGACAGTCATCATGATGGCGGCAACTGTTGGCAGTGTCAATGGCCTTGCGCAGTCGCGCCATTTCGCGCTTGTTGGCCTGCAGGTCTTTTCTTGTTGCATTCAGTTCTTCTTTTAAGGGTACCACAATATTGCTCACCAAAACGCGGGTGGCATGTTCTGCGTTATCCACACGCACACCCTCTGCGTCGGCTTCGGCTTTCATCGCTTCCGCTTTCGCTTTCCTCACCGTAGCACGCAGGGAACCGATGGCTGCTGCAGTGCCCACAAGGCCGCCGCTAAGAATAATGTTCATGATCTCGCTAAAGTCCATACCACCCGTTTTTTAGTCAGTCAACCTTTTATTCTGCTTCCTCGCGTTTCTTTCGGAATAGTCCGATAACCCATTGCACCAGTCCCGTGTCGGCTACCCCATTGGCTACAAGTGAGGCACCAAAACCATAGAGCAAGGCAATGTCCCAGCTCACATCACTCACAAATCCGGCATCAAGCCACCACAGTAGCATCGCGCACACCAAGCCCACACACCAGCTCACCAGCTGCGTCACCCAGCCTTTCATGTTGGGGAACAAACCTTTCAACCCTTCAGTAAGCACCACCACACCGCCGACGAAACCGGCAAAGGTGCCAATCATTGCGTCATAGTCCGTTGCCGGAACATCGGCCCCTTGGGCCATCACAGCCGATACTGTTCCCAGCATCAGCATCATAAACAGCATAATTCGTTTCATTGATTGCTTCTTTTATTATTGGTTAATACCTATTTCTTTCAGCCATTTCTGTACATCGAAACTGGGGCAGGCTTTGGCCGCCAGCTCGTTGTGTCCCACAATGCGCACATCCGGGAATCTGCGATGGAAGTCCTTCACATACTTCTCCAGTGCCTTTTTCTGGCAGCCGGTGCGGGTGTCCTTCGGGGTCTTGCCGTCCTTGGCCACACCGCCGGCATACACAATGTGGCGGCTCACGCTGTTGTACCCCTTGGCTCCGTTGGTCACTTCCCAGGGATCCACCTGCGCATCCTCGTTGTTGTTCACCAAGCGTTCCACACCGCCCTGCAGGTGGAACAGGTCGGTGTAGCCCACCTGTTTCCAACCTCTGCCACCCTGGCTTACGGGCGAAGTGTGCCACTTCCGGATGTCCGCCGATGATACCTCACGCCCCTCCGGGGTTGCCGTACAGTGAATTACCAGATACTTCAATTTTGCCATACCATCTTATCCTTTCTGGTTTTGGGTAATGGTAATCTTGGCCGTCTTGCTGCGGTCGGCATTGAGCGTAAGGGTCAGTGTACCGGTTTTCTGACTGCCACTGTTTGCACCGGCCGAAATCTTCACGCCTTTATCCGTCGCTTCCACCTTGAAGCCGGCAGGGGCACTGCCTATCTCATATTCTCCGCTGGCGGTCACGGTCACTTCTTCACTGCCACCGGTTGCCTCAAGGGTCACACTGGCAGGGTCAACTGAAATCTTCTTCTCGCTCGCCTTGAACACGGGGTTGCTTCGCTTGTCCAGCACCACCACTTCTTCACCGAAGGCAATGTTCGTGTCAGCCTTCATCAGCATCTTGAAGAAGTACAGTTCGCTCGCGTTCGAGATCTTGTCAATCTGAATCACGTCTTCATCGTCCTGCAGGTTCACAGCCGCAAACAGGTTGCCGCCGGCATCGGGCGAACAGAGGGTGCACACAATCAGATCATCGGGCCAGGCCGCAAGCGTCTCAATGGTAATGCCCTTGTAGCGACGGGCATTCACATCGGTTTCGCTCGTGTTCTTGGACTCGCGCTGGGTCAGCTCGTCATCATACTTGTCAAAGTCGTTCACGCTCATCAGAATGCGGAGGTCCGGGTTGTTGCGGATGGCCACGGGAATCTTCGCACGCATGGCTTTCAGTCTGCCCAGCATGGTCGATTCTGCGCTGTCCACCACAATCACCTCAGTATCCTTGGCCATCTGGGTCAGGATGCCGTTAAACAAGTGGTCGTCATCATCCCCATATTCACCGTTCACATAGTGGTCACCCAGTTCAAACTGTACCCGCTTGGCCAACTCGGCAAGCAGGGCGTTCTGCGCTTCGGGCGGAAGTTCCGAGAATACCAGGTTGCCCTTCGGCTGCCATTTGCGCCAGATGTTCTCGAACGTGCGGGGGTTAAACACCGTAAAGGCCATGAAGTCCACCGGGTCAAGACTCTTTTCGTCGTAGTTGAAGTTGCCCTTCGAATCCTCCACGCCGGGGTTCTCCTTGCGCTTCTGGAGCATCTTGCCGGTCTTCAGGCGCGGCAGGCTGATTTTCTTCTCCACACCGGGAATCACCATGATCAGCCCCTTTTCCACAATCTCATTGCTCGTAGCGGCAAGCGTCAGCAACTGTTCCAGTACCTCGCCGCTGTAATTCGTGTTTCTTACAATTATTGCCATAGTTCAATCACTTTTTACGTTTGTCCTTAATTTCTCGCATACGCCTGTTCCAGGGGCTTTCTTCACCATTCGGTTCCAGATGCAGGTCTTCCATCACACGGCGCTTTACCGGCAGTTGGGCCAGGGCCTTTTCGCCGTTCTCGCGGTCATTGGCCAAAAGGTTTTCGTAGATGGGGCGGGTAGTCGCATCAATGCGACCGTCCTGCTCGGCTGCGTCAAGCAGCTGCTTGCGGGCGGCAAGGTCTTCGGCTTCAGCCTTGTCTTCGTAGGTCTTCACCTTGGCCTTCAGGTCGGTGTTCTCTTTCGTAAGGATAGGTACCTTGCCTGCCTCTTCCTCCAGTTGGTCCATCAGGCGGAACACATCCGCATCACTCGCGCAGTCCTTGAAGCGCGGGCGTTTCTTTACGTCTTCCAGATTCATGTCTTCTCTGTTTTTTTGTGGCTCAACGAGCCGGTTATTGAATAAAGTATATATCTGCGCCGGTGTACTGTCTGCCGGCACGGGGTCTGCATCATAGATGTCGTCTATGAAACCAAGGTCCAGGGCTTCCTTGGCGGTCAGCCAATGGTCCTCGCCGTCAAAATAGGTCTGTTTCACTTCTTCCTTGCTCATGCCCAGCCGCTCGGCATAGATTTCACTCAAGCTGCCTTCCAGGCTTTCTATCTCTTCCATGCAACGCTGCAGGTCCTGCTTGTTGCCGTAACACCCGCCGCTCACACTGTGCAGCATCAGACGGGCATATTTGCTCATTTCTACGGGCTTGCCGCAAAGGGCTATCACACTGGCCATGCTGGCGGCTATGCCATCCACATAAATGCGGATGTCGGCCTGGCTATGGCGCAGGGCGTTGAATATCGCAATGCCGCTGTACACTTCCCCGCCGTTGCTGTTGATACGCACATGGATGCGTCGGCTCACGCGTTCGGCTTCCATCAGTTCCTGGGCTATGCGCCCGCTTTGCACCTCCGTATAGTCTCCGATGTCCCCGTACAGGAATATCGTACTGGTGCCGTCGTCACTCGTTGTAATATTGAAAAATCTGCTCATCGTCATGTCTTTACCAGCGGTTTCCCCGCCTTTCGATGGTGCGAAAATAGAACATTCCCATGGCACCAAGAAACCGCGTCCGCATCATAACGTTTTCTGGCGTTATCATAACGCTGTAACCCGTCATCATGCGTACGCGCTTTTACAAACCCCGCTTTTTCATGCAATTTTGTAACGTGATTTACAACTAAAAAGGACGATTTATGGCAGATTTGACGAATGCCCAGAAAAAGGAATGGGCAAAAACTTTGTACCTCAAGGAAAACCTCACACAGCAGGAAATCGCCGACCGGGTGGGCGTGTCACGGGTGTCCGTGTCCAACTGGGTACGGGCCGGGAAGTGGGAGGAACAGAAGGTGGGGCTTACGCTCACAAGGCAGGAACAGGTGGCTAACCTCTACCGGCAGGTGGCCGAAATAAACAAGGCCATCGCCGAACGGCCCGAAGGGGAACGGTTCCCCTCATCCAAGGAGGCTGACATCCTCGGGAAACTGTCGGCGGCCATACGCAACATGGAGCAGGAAGTGGGCATTGCCGACATCATCAGTGTCCTCACCGGGCTCATCGACTGGGTACGGGCGGCCGACCTCGAAAAGGCAAAGGAAATTACACGCCTGGCCGATGCGTACATTAAAGACAAATTATAAAGGGATAGACAATGAAACAGACTGACAGACTCGCTCTCCTCGATTGGGAGAAGTACAAAGAAGACATCGCAAGGGCTACACCGGTCGATAGGAACATGACGGCAGCCGAACGGGAAAAACACCGGGAATATCTTGAGAAACATCCCATAGAATGGATCAAGTTCTTTTTTCCGAATTATGTCAAATATGAATTTGCCGACTTCCAGAAAAAGGCTATCCGGCGGATCATTGCACACGATGAATGGTTTGAGGTGCTTTCTTGGAGCCGTGAGCTGGCCAAATCCACCGTCACCATGTTCATCGTCATGAATCTCACGCTTACCGGACGCAAAAAGAATGTGATTCTGACCTCCAACAGCAAGGACAATGCGGTGCGCCTGCTCGATCCCTACCGGGCCAATCTCGAAGCCAACGGACGCATCATGGCATACTACGGCAAACAGGAACTGCCGGGCTCATGGACCGAGGATGAATTCACCACCAAAGGGAAGGTCTCTTTCCGCGCACTGGGTGCCGGACAATCTCCGCGTGGTTCGCGAAACGAGGCCATACGTCCCGACGTACTGCTGGTCGATGACTTTGATACGGACGAGGATACCAAGAACCCGGACATCATCCAGAAGCGCTGGGACTGGTGGGAAAATGCGCTGTATCCCACAAGGTCCATTTCCGAACCTACACTGGTCATCTTCTGCGGAAACATCATCGCCAAGGACTGCTGCGTGGTGAGGGCGGGCGAAATGGCCGACTCCTGGGACATCGTGAACATCCGCGACAAAAACGGTTTTTCCACATGGCCGGAAAAGAACTCGGAAGAGGACATCGACCGCACACTGTCCAAAATATCCAAAAAGGCGGCACAGGGAGAATATTTCAACAACCCGATTTCCGTGGGAGAGGTATTCGAAAACATTGCATACGGCAAGGTTCCGGCACTCTCCAAATTCAAGTTCCTCGTGGTGTATGGCGACCCGGCACCGGGCGAAAGCAAGGGTAAGAAAGGCAAATCCTTCAAGACGGTTTCGCTCTGTGGCAAATTGGGTGGCAGGCTTTACGTCATCAAGACTTTCCTGGCACAGGCGCTCAATGCGGAGTTCATTGACTGGTATGTCCGGATGCTTGAATTTGTCGGGGGCAAGACCAATGTCTATTGCTACATGGAGAACAACAAGCTGCAGGACCCTTTCTTCCAACAGGTGTTCAAACCGCTGGTGGCAAAAGTACGCCGCGAACAGAAGATTGCGCTGTTCATCCGGGGCGACGAGGAGAAGAAGACGGACAAGGCTACGCGCATCGAGGCCAACCTTGAACCGCTCAACCGCGAGGGGAACCTCATCCTCAACGAGGCTGAACGGGACAATCCGCACATGAAGGAACTGGAGGATCAATTCAAGTTGTTCACCCTGACCATGCGCTATCCGGCCGACGGACCGGATGCGGTCGAAGGGGCGAACCGTATCATTGACGAACTGATCAGGCGCATTGAACCGCCCGTATTCCGATCACGGAAGGATGTAAGAAAACGGAATAAGAAAAGATTATGACAACTCTAAAACAATAGGACTATGAGCAAATTTGTTGAACTTACCGATTACGATGCGAGCATCCACCGAGACATCCTCGACGCACTGGTTCGCGAAGACGAAACGGTCATTGAGGTTTGCGAGGACAGGGCCATTGCCGAAATGCGGTGTTATCTGGGCAAACGCTACGACTGCAACAAGATTTTTGCAGCCACCGGCGAGAACCGTAACCAGCTCGTGCTGATGATGGTCATCGACATGGCGGTCTATCACATCTTCTGCATCCACAACCCGCAGAAACTTTCCCAGGTACGCAAGGATCGTTACGAACGGGCGGTGGAATGGATGAAGGCGGTGGCCGACGAGGACATTTCAATCGAAGGGGCTCCGCTGCTGCCCGAGGAACAAAGGGCGGGCAGGTCGGATTTCCGCATTCAAAGCAACCGCAAACGAACGAACCACTGGTAAAAAGCAAGCATCATGAAAAAGAAAAACAGAAAAAACAACAAAGCCGGCATCATCACCGTAGGGGGAAACTTCACGTTGCCGGGACAAAAGAGACCGAATGTGATTGTGCTCACACAGCCCAAACGCTTCGGGCTGGACATTTCCGACTACATGGCAGCCGTAAGGGTGGCCGAGAATGTCGATTTCTCGCGACGTTACAAACTTTATGACCTCTACGAGGACATTCTGATGGATACCCACCTTTCCTGTGTGCTCGAAAAGCGAAAGAATGCCGTGCTGTGCTCCAACATGGAATTCCGGGTGGACGGGAAGCCCGACGATAAAATCAACGAACAGATACAGTCGCCCTGGTTCAACCGGCTGGTGGGTGACATCCTTGATGCGAAATTCTGGGGCTTCTCGCTCTGCCAGTTCTACAAGCTGCAGGAGTGGGTGGATTATGACCTGGTACCACGCAAGCATGTGGATCCGGTCAGGGAACTCATCCTGCGCCACCAGACGGACATTACCGGCCATTCCTGGAATGAATATACCGACCTGCTGTTTGTGGGTTCACCGTCCGATTTGGGGCTGTTGGCCAAGGCTGCACCTTGGGTCATCTACAAACGTAACACTACGGGCGACTGGGCACAGTTCTCCGAGGTATTCGGCATGCCTATCCAGGAATATATCTATGATTCCGACGACGACGAGTCACGCCAGCGGGCCATGGAGGATGCGGCCAATGCCGGAAGTCTGGCGCAGTTCTTCCATGCCAAGGACACGGAACTCAAACTCACGGAAGCCGGAAACAAAACAGGGTCTGCCGATGTCTATGAACGCCTCTGCGAGCGGTGCAACAACGAAATTTCCAAACTGATACTGGGCAATACGCTGACCACCGAATCGTCCGAAAAAGGCACGCAGGCTTTGGGTACGGTTCATAAGAAAGTAGAGGACAAGGTACTGGAGGCCGACCGGAAGTACGTGCTCAACGTGCTGAATTACGACATGACGGACATTCTGCTGCGCATGGGCATCAACACCGAAGGGGGTACGTTCTGTTTCCCCGAACCGAAGGAAACGGATGCCGGTACCAAAATATCCATCCTCACGCAGCTGAAGAAGAACTTCAACATCCCCATCGACGACGACTATCTCTATGAGGAATTCGGTATCGACAAACCGGCCAATTACGAGCAGCTGAAGGCGGAACAAAAGACGGCTGAACAAGCCGACCAGATTCCAAGCCCGAAGAAGGAGCCGGAGCCAGCGAATAAGGGACGGGATGATGAACCGACACCGAAACAGAAAAGAAACTTCCGGAACTGGCTCAAAGGTTTTTTCGTGAAAGCCCCGGCAGACGGGGCAGCTTTAGACTGGTAGTCGACAGACTGTATGCGGCTGATAATGGCAGCATCTCCATGGAGTTTGACTTCTCCGAAGAGGTGCTGCGGCGTGCCTTGCTGAACATATACAGCAGGGACTTTCATCCGGCAACCGAAATCGAAATCAACCTGTTCAATGAAATATGGGCAAAGATGGACAAGGCGGCAAAGGAAGGGTTCAGCAAATCCAAGGCCATTACTCCGGACGAGGATTTCAGAAATGCCATACTCCGGAACAATGCCGTATTCTCGGCATTCAAGGTACATCGTATGCAGAATGACATGGCACGACTTTTATTGGATTCAAACGGCATTTTAAAACCGTTCGACAAATGGGTACAGGAAGTCTTGCCCATTGCTTCCCATCAGGTTCGTCACTGGCTGCGGACGGAGTATGATACGGCGGTCATCCGGGCGCATCAGGCGGCTGACTGGCAACAGTTCCTGCGCGAACGCGATATTCTGCCCAACCTCAAATGGCTACCGTCCACCTCCATTCATCCGGGGGCTGACCACCGCCCGTTCTGGAATACCATCCGGCCGATTGATGACACGTTCTGGAACATCCACCGACCGGGCGACCGGTGGAACTGCAAGTGCGACCTCACTGCCACCGACGAGGAGCCGACACCACTTCCGGACGAAGACGACAAGAACAAGCCCCAGCCCGGACTGGATAACAATCCGGGAACGGACGGCAAACTGTTTTCCGACAATCATCCATATCAGGCAGAAGCCCACAAGGGTGCCCAAAAAGCGGTGGATAAACTTATGGCCCGTATTGACGAGATGATTGCGGAAATGCCGGACTACCTTACCGGGGAGGAAAAAATGGCCATTGCCCGGAACAACCTCGAAATGGAAAAGGCTCTTAAAATCAAAAAAGGAAAACCTATGGATGTGGATAAGGCGGACAAACAGAATGCAAATCCCAAACATGTGGAAGAGTATATTTTGGATTCCAAAGGAATATACCGCGATAAAAGGGGAAACAGATACCGGAAGAACAGCGATTACGATAAAAAACGGGATACTCCATACAGTATCAACTGCCAGACTTGCGCACCGGCATACGCTTTACGATTACGTGGATGGGATATTACCGCCAAAGGCAATGTCGCAGGGTCTAAACTTGAATATCTGAGTAATGGACGTGCTTTTGAAGTCTGGAAAAACACCGACGGTACTCCGGCGCAACATATAAGTATAAACAGCTGGCTTGCGCACAAAGGATACCTGAAAATGACCCCTAAAAGGTACATGGAGTATTTCAATGAGGTATGTAAGGAAGAAGGCGTGTATGAATTGTGCATCGGCTGGAAAAGTGGAGGAGGTCATGCTACAATCCTGCAACGGTTTGCGGATGGTGAACTAAGGTATATCGAACCCCAAAGCGATAATTCTGCCGGTTCAGGAATGGAATGGAAAGACGTAAAATATTTATGTGAAATAGGAGCTGCGACTTCCCACAACTGCAGGGGAGTCCTGAGAATTGACAATAAGCTATTCGATGTCTCCTTCCTCGATATTTTCGATACATGAATCGATAACGTCAAGGGATAACGGACCGGTTATTTCGGTTGCGTCTTTACCGTCATACAGATAGACGAAAGGATAACCGGTACAGGAGTCCCCCGGAAACTTGAACACATAGGCTTCCTGGCCTTCATAAATACCAAGGTATTCGAAGGTGTCACCGTATTGCTCAATAAGTACACGGGCCTCGTTCTTTACTTGTTCCGGTATATTCATAACGCATAAAAGGCATATTGGAAGCCTCGGTTGCAAAGTTATAAATTATTCTTGAATTACTGATGATTATGGACATAAAAGATTTTACGGAAATGATAAAGCGGAAACGTGACAGGCTGGACAGTATGATGCGCCGCAAAATGCCAGTCATGGTAGGACGAATGGCCAAAGACCATTTTCAGGATAACTTCCGGCAGGGTGGATTTGTCAATGGCGGTCTTCACCCTTGGCCCAAAGCCAAACGGCTGTCCTCGGGAGGTTCCGATGCCGCCAGCAATTATGGAACGCTGCTCTCCGGCAGGAAACATCTGTTCAAATCGGTCGGATATACACCTGCAGACTACCGGGTAAGGGTATTCAACGAGGTGGTCTATGCACCCATCAACAACTGGGGCGGGGAAATCGATGTCACCGTCACAGACCGCATGAGGCGCTTTGCATGGGCCAAGTTCTACAAGGCTTCGGGAAAAAGAAAAAAAACCGGCACAGGGCAAAAGAAACGCGTCAAACGACGTTCCAAGCCGAAGGAACTGAATCCGCAGGCACAGTTCTGGAGGAACATGGCGCTTACCCAAAAAAAGAAACTGCACATCCGCATCCCGCAGCGCCAGTTCATGGGCGAAAGCGAAGAATTGAACCGGCGTATCCGGGAAAAGGTGGACCAGGAAATTACCAACATTTTAAACCAATAACGATATGGACGAAATTTTTATCGCAATCATGGAACAGATTGCACAGGAAATGCCGGAACTCTCTCTCATCGACGAGGACTACGGACAATTGGAAATGGGAGCAGAAGAAGACCAGTACCCGGTCACTTTCCCTTGTGTATTAATCGGAAATACAAACTCCGACTGGCACGACCTCGGATACGGGGCACAGAAAAGCGAATCCGCACTGACCGTCCGGCTGGCCATCGATTGTTACGACGATACAAGCTACGCATCCGGCACGTATGACAAGGTGAGGGAAAGGCAGCAGCTGGCCAAGAAATTATACAAGTCGCTGCAGTGTCTGCAATGCACGGACAACGCTTCGCCGCTGGTACGCGAGAAAAGCCGTTCGTATGCCATGCCGCATTACATCAAGGTCTATGAAATGACGTTCTCATTCACACTGCACGATGAATCGGCCATGCCGTCATCTTATGGGGAATAGTTCCAGCTGGGCGGCAGTCAGACGGGGGGCTTTCACCTTGGGAACAGGCTTCAGATTGTAGTCTGTTCCCTCACGTGATTTCCGGCGGATGATGGTCATGATACGTTCCTCGGATATAAAGAATTCGCGCTCCGACAACACTTTTAAAGCATCGTCGAACCGCAACCGCTGTATTTCTGTCCAATAGTAGTAACGACGGCATAGTGCCTCGTCACGCAGCTTGATCAGTTCTTTATCCCGTCCTTTGCCCATACATTTTATTTCTCTTACAAAAATAACTGATTTCCATCTATTTTAAGAACAAAAGCGCCGCAATTATAACAACTGCGGCGCTTTCTGTTTATAGGGTTAACGGGTTTCGGCTACAAACGGCAGAAACTGAGTTCAATGCGGGTCCATACGCCGTTTTCAGGGTTGCGGCGGCTGAAGTAGTAGTTGGTGGCATTGCGCTGCACTACATTAGCTTCCTTGAACAGGCGCATGATGTCTGCATACTCTTCATCGAACTTATCTTCCAGTTCATACAGCTTTGAAATGCTCTTGTAGTCCAGGTCGCCCATCTTGTTGCGCTCCAGCAGGGTCATGGCCATCTGATACATCGGATCATCAGAACCTTTCTCGCTGTTCTGCATGTAGCGCTTCAAATAGTCAATCAGACGGTCGGCTGCCATGTCGGCTCGTTCATCGAAGCCTTTCACCTTGTTGCTTTTCACTTCCAGACGGAAGTCTCCGTCCGTAATGGTATAGCTGCGCTGTTCGTCGCTTTTCACCTGGCCGTATTCCTTCATCACCTTGGTAAAGGCATCGGCTTCTTTTTCCAGCCATCCGCGGAACCCGGTCACGGCATTCACCATCTCAAGAACGTTGGTCTTTACTTCGTGCATAAACTCACCGCGTAATGCCTCGTAAGTTTCACGACGGGCGATGCGGTCTTCTTTCTCTTCTTGCTGCAGCTGGGCCATGAGGGCTGCTCGCTGTTCTTTACTCAGGGACTTGATGTCCACACTTTGATTGTTCTTTTCCATTTTAAATCATTTTAGTTGTTAATCAGCTATTACTTTGTCATCCTTCAGCAGCAAAGCGAATGTCCTGTCTCTTTCTGCTTTGGTTTCAAACTTCTTGTATGTCTTCCAGCCACCGTTTATGCCGGTACACATCTTTATCCTCGGGCCTGGATAATCATCCTTTCGTATTATACAGAACCCCGCTTTTATCAGCTTGTCTTGGTCATCTATCCTCATAATCATCCTGCTTTTCCGGTTCATCGTCTATCAGCATGGCCTCCCCATTGGCATACGCCCAGTCGGCCAGTTCGTTGAAAAACTCCGCTGCATCCTGGTTCTCCATATCGGATGTCGTAAGGGTCACGTCTTTTCTTATGCGCTCAAGCGCTTCATGTGCTTTTTTATCCATATTGCTCTATTTATCGGTTAAACCTCCTTTTCGTTGGATAGCCCGCAGTTTGATGGCCAGTTGTTCCAGCTCGGCTGTACTAACCTGAACAAAGGGCTTGCCGGCTATCCGGGGGTTGTTGCAGAATTCGTTCACCCGGTTCCAGTCGGTGGTGTCTATACCCAACTGTTGCATCAGCTTCAGGCAGACGCTGCGTTTCCGTCGCAGTTCCTCGCGAAGTTTCTGCCGCCATTCGTCTTGTCCGCTCAGTTTCTCCAGAGCAGTACAACAAACTTCATACTCCTTGGCCGTCATTTCCTTCAGACTGTCTGTCCGGTTCCACGTGTACTGCAGCACGATTTGTTTTTTGAATTCCTCCCGATCGCCCTGATAAGGCAGTTTGTTGAACAATGCATAGAACCGGGCGAAATTGGTTACTTCCTGTGCCATATCATCCTTTCACTTTTTTCTCCACTGAAAGAATTGCCAAACTTATCATCATAAGTTTTACAGACTGGCTGTCCTCTTCAAACAAATCAATATCCGCAACCACAGGCTCACCGCTCATGGTGTTCCATATTTGCTCTACCTCTTTCGTCTTCTTTTGATTCATCAAAAAGAGATACGCGTCATACTCGGAACGGTCAAATTCAAATACGACCTGAACTTTCTGTTTTTCTTCCATACATTCACTATTAAAAGGTTATTCAAACAATACTTTAATGCCACACGAACTGGCTACGTCAAGCTCCAGTTTGGCTCCCTTGCTCAGTTCCCAGTCCTTCAGCATGTAGATATAGTCACAAGCCAGCAACAGGGCAATGTCGGCCCGCATGTGGGCTCTCCAATGAGCTTCATCCGGCAATCCGTTCCTGAAAGGGTTTACAGGATCATAGCCTTGTGCCATCAGTTTCTCCTCGGCACGGCTGAAGGCTTCCTTGCGCTCATTCATATCATAGTGCGCGATGGCTCCGCTGATGTACACTTTCCCGGCACCGGTCGCTTCACCACGTTGAAAAGCCTTGTGTCGTTCCCACCGTTCCGGAACCACCACACTGTAGTTGCACGATTGGCAGCAGCAGCCTTCTTCTTTCACCGGGAACGGATTGTATCCGTAGCCCTCATACTCTTTGCCGCAGATGCAGCACACTTTCTTTTCTTCTTTCTTTTCCATCACTTCAAATCTTTTTAATGTTTACTTTACAACTTGGATTCCATATCAGCACATTACGTGCAAACAAGACATCACCCGTTTCTATTACGACATGACCGGGCATTTTCGCTCTTCTCACTTTTAAGTCGCTTTGGATGTTTCGCTCCAGCCAGTCATCCAATACGGACCGGCTGGAATTTCCGTCCAGCAGTATCTGGAACACTTCAGTTCCGGTGTAGCTTTCAAAAGCCTTCTCGTTATTATCCATAATCATTTTGGTAAATTATTACTTGTTTGAATGATTCCGTCTTCCCATACCACATAATAGCTTCCCGGGTCTCCAATGGCGCGTCCTTGACAATAAGCTTTATAACCGACCACCCGAATCTTCATATCACAGATATATTTCAATCTTACTGCACCGCCACCCATCGGCTGGCTTTTCTTTTCCTGGCTGATCCAGATGAAACATTTCTTCGGAAAGGTTTCCATCAGTTCCACAGCCTGCGGATAATCCCATCCGGCCACCTGAAAGGAATCGATGATGATAAACTTCGGGCTTTTCGGTTTTTTCAGTCTGGCAATCACTTCCTCCAGACTGCCTTCTGTCACCACACGAAATTTACCCTGCACCTCATTCATCTTCAGATAACCCATACGCCGTTGGAAGCTTTGGTTGATTTTCTCTTCGTAACTCATGTACAGCACCGTCCCATAGTTGCACAGTTCCTTTCCAAGTTGCATCACAAAGCTGCTTTTCCCACTGGCACTGGCACCGCTGATGAACCACGAAGCGTTCTCTGCCGGGAACCCGAAAGGTTTGCTCCATTTCTCATCCCACGGCAGAGTAACCCATTTCTTGGCGGCTATTTCCTTCGGACTGTACGCACGCTTCATTATTCCGCTGTCATTTTAAGTTTCTCAATCTCGGTATAGACTCTTCTCAAACCACCGCATGTCTTCCGTACAATCTGGGCTATATCAGCCCCCGCAGGAGCATTTACCTTGGCTACAATACGTGCCTGGTTGTTCAAGAACTGTTCGCGCTCCTTTCCATCATCCGGAGTCACCTTGCTGTACCGGTCACCATAACGGCTCAACATTTCGGTATAGCCCACCTTCTTACATTCTATGGACCGGTTGATTTTCTCTTTCAATCCGTCTGCCCCCATCATATACCAGGCGCAGCAGCGCTCAGTGGCATTCCATAAGGCCTTCAGTTCCAGGAAAGCTTCATACTGCAGGTCGCCTGCTTCATCGAGGATGATAAGCGGGGTTTCCATCGAACGGAGGTAATATACCAGGTCTTCATACACATCAGAATACTTCCCCTTGCTGTCCACACCAAACTCTGCAGCAATCTTGCGTACCAACTTCAATTTTGTCTTTACCTGCGAGCAGTCGATATAAACGGCATTCTTGTGGCTTTGCACATAATAACGTGCCGTGAAAGTCTTGCCGATATTGGGCATGTCGCACAAGATGCCCGACAGACTGGACTGCTGTGAGAACTCCAGCTGGGCAGTTATATATTCAAAGGTCGGGGTCTTGGCTGCTTTCCATTCCATTTCACCACGGAGGTTCACCCCTAATTTGCGGGCAATGCTTATCCAGTTGGCATCGCTCAGGGCTTTGTCTGTCTGTCCGTTCTTGATTGCACTGTACACAGATGTACTGATGGCTAAAGAGGCAGCATGCTTGGCATCACTGGGATAGTTCGCACGGTTGGCGGCTATCGCTGCTAAAATCTTCTGTTTTTGCGCTTCTGTAATCATAATTCTAACGCTGTTTTAATGTTGTTCTAATTCTATTCTTACATGTCACTGATGGCCCTCATTGCCTCGCTTATTCCGGAGTGCCATTCATAATCTGATTCCGGATCTGCCGACAATTCGGCTGGCAAATCATCGGATAGTTCCACCGGGGGAAGTTCCAGTTCCTCTTCCGGGTCATCCGTTGGCTGATCCGGTGTACCGGTTCCCACCTTTCCGATGGCGTGGTCATTGAGGTATTTGCTGAAATGACTCAGAACTTTGTTTTGCTCTGTATAGGCTACCCGGTCTTCTTCGGTCTGTTCTGCCATCACCCGGTTGTAAGTCACTACCGGACGAACCTTGTCAAGGTAGCGGTCGTTCTGGTACAGGAAGACATCCGTAGGCTTGCCCTCTTCATCCGGCAGATAGTAAGCCGTCACCTTGCGGTTGTTTGGTTCCAGCTGCTCCAGCACTTCCGGACCGCTCAGCCACCAGTCCGCATTTGCCACACGTACTGTGGAATTTCTACGAATACTGGTATCTACCTTTTCTCCGATATATCTGCTCAAGGTCAGTTTATCAAGCGGTCGAAGGGTCGGATTGATTTTGGCTACGAGCACATCCCAACGGGTCATTCCGGGATATTTCTTTTGATTGGGGTGAAGCGTATTGTTCCATTCTTCACAATCGCGCCGGTCGTCCGCCACAAGCTCTTCAAACGTATAATACTTTCTGTCTTCCCAGGTGTGGTTGCTGCTGTCACTCACTTTCTTCTGGTCCACCCGCCGTGCACCTTTGTTATGCCAGCGACCAATGGCTTCATGGTTCTTATGTGCTATGGTTGTCTTGAACGCACCGTTCAGAGCTTCAGCATATTTCTCCTGTGAGTTCTGTGGGGCACAGAAATGCACAAACTTAAATACCTCACCTGCCTTCAGGAATCCTTCTTTATACTTGCTCATCAAGTGCTGCTCCACCTCAATACCGGCTGGAATACCCCATCCGTTGCGTTCGATGAGCCGGAACATATCACGAAAACAGTCCACTACCAAGGCATCATCCTTATCCCGCCCGTAGGCCAGCCCGATACGGCACTGGCTCACCACATCATAAGCATAATAGGCATGCACATACTCGCCGCCTTTCATCCGACGCGGCAAATCCACGTCATCCATCGTTATTTGTGACAGGGAGAACTTACCACCATGGCGGTGCATGTGCGGCATTTGCTCATGATAGAATTCCATACGTCCACGCAAGGCTTTTTCTATCAGCAGCTGGCTTGCCGGGTTGTTCAGTATGTTCCGGATAGTGCTTTCGCTCAGTTCTTTCGGTTCCCCGTTCTTATCCGTAAAGTTTTCCGGATTGAATATCTCTCCTGTTTCCAGATCCCATACTTCCAGTTCACCGCATACAAACGACAGATACATTTCATGCACATCACTGCCGTATGGTTGGTTGGGAAGTACTTTCAAACTCATCACCAGGCGTTCGTCCATGTGAGTTACCTTCCGTTTGTTCTGGTTGCCGAATTTTCCGGTTATCAAACATTCATAACCGTATTGCTTATATTCGTTCACTTTCTTGCGGAAACGAAGGGTACTGGCAGGAAGATCATGACCAAAGTCTTCGCGTAGGGTCTCGATGGTGGTGGCCATCATGTCCCAGTTATATTTTTCACCCATCAGTTTTCGGTAATCATTGTTTCTGTTATAAAGCTTGATACAAGTATTCAACACGGAAGCATTCACCGCATATTTCCGGGCAAGTTCGTCTGTTGCTCTGTTGCTGGAAGAATGAGAAGCCCAATCCAAAAAATAGGCTACTGCAGCCTGATCCAGCACATAGTTTGAGAGTATCCAGTGGCGAAGTGCCTGCTCTGTTCCACCGGGGTTGTCTTCCTTCACCCGTTCCAGACACTCGGTAGGCAGGCTATTGAGGGCGACCAACGCGCAATTTCCAGCAGCACCTCCACCACGACGCACCACCTTGATACGGCCACGGTTCACCCAGTTCCTGTAGCAGGATTCGGTGATATAGCCGCCATCTATGAGCTCACGTGCAGAAATACACTGTATGTTACCGTAATACACCAACATAGCCGCCTCCTATCTCAATGCCGATGCAAACGCTTGGATTTGGTTAATATCGGCAACCATCACATGCTCGTAAGTCTTCACCGTTTCTCCCTTGAATATTACCTGACCGCTACCATCATTACGGTCAAGCTCTATCAAGGCACCGTTCGGACAGTACTGACGCATCACATTGTCATAATCATGGAAAGTTTCTATTTCCGGAATAACAACCATCACAATACCGCCACGATCCATGGCCAACTTACGGATCTTTGCAGAAAGTTCGGAGTTGCCACGACGGTCATCAAACCGGATAGCGTTATAAACAGTCTTCTCTGTCACGTTGAGTGCCTTTGCGATAAAGTCGCGGTCGGCTTTCGTAATGTGAATGTACCTCTTGTTCATATCTCACTTGTTTTAATGATTAATATTGGGGGGAGTCCGGGGAATCGAACCCCGGCACAAGAACCATGCACTCCCGTGTGTCTTTCCACACCGTCACCCGTCTCTTAACGCCTTCCGGGTTGTCACGCTGGGTTTACTGTTGTCCCTCAACCTTTTCACCTTTTTCAATAATCCCAAGAAGTATAGTGAATTTCTCACGTATCTTCTGGTTCACTTCCAGTTCCAACGTATGCGCCAAATTTGAAGCCGCACTGGTGCTGTTCTTGCGGATGCTTCCGGTAAGAAGACTATCAGTCAGACTGTTTATCTTGCTTTCCATGTATAACTTTACATCATCATGGCTACCGGCAGATAAAACCACCTTCAAGGCACGGTAACAGGAAAGTTCACGTTGCGTCTTGTACATATCCTCGGCATACCAGCAGAAGAAATGTTCAAAATCCTCATTCATGTCTTTGGTGTACTTGTCAGCCTGTCTTACCAAATCATCTATATGGGTCTTTACAGAACTGAATACAAAATCCCAGCAACTCATTTTCTTGTTTTCCATAATCTCACTTATTTAAATTCGTTTATAATCGGTTTCAAACTCACGCCGTAACAACTCATCAGGCGGCGGATAAGGTTCTTCACATAAAAATCAGGTGCGGAAAACACAATCCCGGTCTCTTCGGTATATCTGAAGCTGATACCGTCCATCATCAACACGTAAGCCACCTTGTGCTTCACGCTCTGTGTCTGCCATTCTTTTATTTCTTCGTTCATTTTCTTTAATCCTTAAAATTCGCTAATCACATGCCTTTTTCGTATATTTGGCGCGGTGTTCCTTTTTGAACACGCTGCAAATATATAGAATATTTTCGACACTAAAAAGTTTTATGTAGATAATTTACGACTTATGACGAATATTTCCGACAGGATTGCAATCCTAATTAAAGAAAAAGGTATCAGTACAAGGGCACTTGAACAAGCTATTGGGTGCTCGAATGGAGTAATTTCAAGATGCATTAGCAAAGGAACAGATATATCAAGTTTATGGGTGTCGAAAATTATCGAAATACATAATGATATAAACCCTACCTGGTTACTTACTGGGAAAGGTGATATTTACTATAATACATCATCTACAACAACACAAACAACCGAACTATCCTCTCTCCTTGCCTTAATTAGAGAAAAAGAAGAAATCATCAGGGAACAAGATAGAGAAATCGGACGCTTAGAGGAACGAATCCGGCAAATGACAATCGAAAAGGAAAAACATGTATCGGATGCGCCCATTTCCGGTACTGCAAATGTCGGGTAGGCGGATTTACTATTACCATACACCGGTGATGGAAAACGAAGCGTACCCCCTATCATCCCCCATGATGTCCCCCTCCCAAGCAATCCCCCTCCCCTACCATTATATAAGGGCATAAAGGCACTGATATTGGGGAATTTAAAAAGTAAAACGTGAAAAATGATAGGTTTTTAGGGGGGGGGCTATCAAATAAAAAACAAGGGGTATTTTTAAAATTGTGGTATTTTAGCATGTCTGTATCGCACACCGCCAAAACCCTATTTTGAATATCCAGTTCTATAAAAGTGAATATCCACTTTGAATATCCACCTGAATATCCAGCGTCAAAAAAGACCGATTTCAAGCACAAAAAAAGGGGAGGTATAACCACCTCCCCACACCGGATCATTCTAAAGCCGTTTTTATTGCCTTTTTAGCCGCTTATTATTCGTCTGATACATTTCCACTACGCCCGCAAGAAATGAGCGTAGATTGCTTTATTATAGCCTTTTTGGTGCATACAGTCCCGTTACCAGATAATCCTGCATGAAGCAGATAATTCTTCGTTGCGCCCACCTGTTCTGCCGTCAAAACAGTATAAATGGCCGTTATACTACTAAAATACCAGTCTTTCCGCTTTGTTCCTTCTATTCCGTGTGTCAAATGTATATGTATTACCTTTGCCATAACTAATAATATTTTGTCGCAAATATACCAAATAACTATTATATGGAATAATTTAAGCAGCATTATATCAAATAATCAGGCACAAAAAAAGCAGCCGCAGCTGCCACTCACTCCCCCACCAGAATCAACCATGTAAGCCTTATGTAAACCCAATTAAACCTATCTGCAAATCTGTATGCCTAAAAAGCACATAAATGTAGCTGCAAATTAAACCCACGTAAACGTTTCGTTTTGCAGAGCCATCCACTCATATTTTGCATAACATTTTGTATATCAATAGGTTTGATATTCTTTCCGCTCAATCCTCAATATACGTTTCGTTCTGTGCCCCATATCTTGCCTTTACGTTGGAGGACAAAGCTGGGAGCTATTTCTATTTCATAGGCATCGGCTACTTTCCGATTACTTTCTATATTGACTCTTACAATATTGACCGGTTTTTCAAATTCATGTAACAGCGGTTCAATCCATTCACAATGGGGAGACCAATCCGCATAAAACACAACCAGCAATAATGAGTCCGACTGGTTTACCTCTTCTATTTTTCCAGTTATATCCATTACTGTTTTCAATTTTAAATTATCCTCTACTTCCTAAACTGTTCACGTCAGGATTCAACTCTTTTACCGCTGCTTTCACCTGCTTCTTGGTAGGCTTACCAGTATTGGACACTTGTTCAACAGGAAACCGCTGACCACTATTCGTCAGCTCATCCTTTTGTTCCATCTTTTTCTTTTCTTCTTTACCCAT